CTCTTATCAAGAGATTTACGTTATCATTGACACTGAATCAGTATCTAGTCAGACTGTTTTCGGAGTTCGTCAACTTTGTTTCTTTATGAGCAAAGCTAAAGATTCTTCGGAGCCTGATTTTGACGTCGATAGTAAATTCACCGAATATTGTGAGAAGGATGATATTCTCCCTACAACATTCAATGATGATTTACTCCTCGATGAAGCTAGAGGCATCATTACCTCGATCTTTTCTGATTTTGACCCAGACGACCTTCAAGGTCGTTTTGGACCTGGCTCAGTAAACAATTGTCCATTTTCTCAGCGGTACGTATGTGAGGTACCTGCGAACCATGTTGGTTATCAGATATTTCGCAATAGCGATCACTTCGATTTGGATATGTTTCGTGTTCGTCCGAATAATCATTTTGATTATTTTAGACGTTCACAAAAGCTCAGGAGCGAGTTCCTTCTTGTCCCAAAGGACATTCGTGGTCCTCGCACAATTTGTCGCGAGGCAGCTTGGAATCAATTCCACCAACAATCTCTTAGGAGATATATGGAGAGAGCTATTCAATTCTCTCCAATTGCTGGTGGTTTTGTCAACTTTGCTGACCAATCGATAAATGCTAATTTGGCACTTATCGGTAGTTCACTTAGGAACCTCGCTACCATCGACCTTAAAGATGCTTCCGATCGTATCACTTTGGGCTTAGTTGAATCTCTTTTTAGAGACACTCAACTACTTGACCATATGATGCTTTCTCGGTCCCAGATGGTATTTTCTGGTGATCATGAGCATAGATTGAAGAAATGGGCTCCTATGGGTTCAGCAATTTGTTTCACTACTCTTAGTGTTACAATATTCGCTTTACTTAAAGCTGCTTCTAATCTTCTTTCTCAAGACAATATCATCTACGTTTACGGAGATGATATCGTTATCAGCAACGATTTTGCTGATATTGCCACTAAGGTTCTCGAAAAATACGGTTTGCTTGTTAATTCAAACAAATCGTACTCTCTATCTTCCTTCCGCGAAAGCTGTGGGACAGATGCATACAAAGGTGACAACGTCACTCCTGTACGCTTGAGAGACGTAAACGATGGTAATGTCGATACCCGGCTTGCCGGGTACAGTGCCACTTCTCACCTTCTTTATAATCGTGGTCTGTTTGAGACTTCCTATTCACTGATTCAGTGGATGAGGTCGATTACATTCCAAGGAGGGAGAGTGCTACCAGGTAAGGTTGATTCGCCTTACATTTCCTATCCTCACCAATTCAATTTTGGTGAACGATGGAAACCAATGGTAGATGTGGATCGTCAGGCCCTGGTTTATTCCAGAAAAGGTTTGATCCTTAGAGACAGGACTATCAATAGTCCTGAATCTGAGTCAGCCTTTTACTATCGTGTTAAGTATCCTCAACTCGTTAAAAGAGTTGATGATCTCATGAGGGATCCTGATAAGAATATCGAATTGAGTCATGAAAGACTCTCTATTCGAGACATTCTCTTGAGGTCAAGTGTTGTCGAAGTCCATTGGGACTGCGTCTAACCTCTCAGGTGGAATGGAGGAGCAG